TCGCGCAGGCGCTTCACGGACGACGCCGCACCCGTCCAGCAGCAAGACTTCGCGCCGGGCGATGGTGTGCGCGTTACAATCGCGGACCTCGACCGCTTCAAGCAGCAAGAGCGGGCGTCCGCTCGCAACCCCTTCAAGCCCATCGCACGGGAGTGGACATGAACCTCGCCAGCCTGATTGACCGCCACAAGCGCTACTACGAACGCTCCGAGAAGAAGAACTTCGACAAGGCGAGGCGGTACTACCGCGGCGAGTTCTACACCTCCCGCAACGACGTGAACATGTCCGACGGGGCCATCCCGTCGTTCCTCTGCTCGAAGAACATGATCTACGCCATCGCCGACACGGCGGTGAGCGCGCTGCTCGGGCCCAACCCGAAGGTCGCGGCCAACCCCCGCAACCGCGAGAGCCAGGAGGCGCTGCCCTTGGTGAACGGGCTGATGGAGTACGTCTTCGACGCCAACAACATGCGCCGTCGTGCGGCTACCGCGCTCATCGACGCGGTGCTCTGCAAGCGCGGCGTGTTCAAGGTGGGCTGGGACAAGGCGGCCGACCGCCCCATCGTCCGCGTGCTCGAGCCGGGCGCGGTGTTCTTCGACCAGACCGTTCGCGACCCGGATGACATCCGCTACTGGCTCGAGGCCGCGGTCATCCCGTGGACTGAGTTTCAGCGCCGCGTGAAGGCGGGCCTGTACCGCAGCTCCAAGATCACGGACGTGACGCCTGACCGCTACCCGAAGTGGATCACCGACACCTACAAGAGCAACGACGCCGCCAGCCTGCGCGATGCGTTCGAGTGGGTGACGGTGTGGGAGTACTACGACCGCGAGACCAACAAGGTCATCCACTACATCCGGCAGGCCGATGCCGTCGTGTTTGAGCAGGAGCTCGAGTACATCCCCTACTCGATGTTCAGCCTCAACCAGTCTGCGGTGGACTGCCTCGGCCTCTCCGAGGTCCAGCTCGTGCTGAACCAGCAAGAGACCATCAACGACCTGCTCACGCACATGAAGCAGATCGTCTACCTGATGATCCCCCGCATCCTGTTCAACAGCGAGCTCATCACCGAGGAGGACCTCAACAAGGCGGTTGAGGCGGCGACGGGTAGCTTCGTGCCCATCAGCCCGACGAATGCTGAGGGTCTCCGCACGCTCAGCACGCTGTTCTACGAGATGCCGATGCCGCAGGTCCCGGTCGGCGTTGAGAACTTCATCGCCCGTCAGGAAGGCGACGCGGCGTTCATCAGCGCCCTTGCCGAGGCTGCTCGAGGCCAGGTCGCAGGCGCCCGCACCGCCACCGAGATGGCGATCATCGACGCGCAGATGCGCACCCGGCTCGCGACGCGCGAGGGCCACATCAACACCGCCCTCGAGGACGTCGCCGAGAAGTGCTTCTTCCTGAGCAAGAAGTACATGCAGCAGGAGAAGCTCGTGCGGGTCAGCGGGCACGAGGGCTGGGAGGCGGTCGGCCTCTCTGAGATCCGCGACGTCGACGTGAACTTCTCGATGGTGTCCTACAACCCCATCCGCCAGAACCCGTCGGTCATGTCCGAGACCCTGCTCAAGCTCTTCCCGGTGCTCATGCAGGACCCGAACATCAACAAGCGCATGCTCATCGAGGAGCTCGTCACCAGCGTGGGCCTCTCGAGCAATATGCTCATCCCCGCCGAGGAGCTCGCTGCGCAGGAGCAGCAGGCCGCCATGATGATGCAGGCCCAGATGGAGGCCGCGCAGGGTGGGGCCCCCGGCGGCATGCCCGGTGGGATGCCGCCTGAGCTGCTGGCCGCGATGGGCGGTGGCGAGGCCGCGCTGCCCATCAACGAGACTGCCGTGCCTGGGCAGCCCACGTCCCCTGAGGAGAGCCTCGCCGGCGGCGGGCCCTCCCCCATCCGCGAGTAGGAGAACAAGACCACCATGCCCACCCAAGATCTACGGTGCCCCGTCTGCGAGATCACCACCGAGAACGTCTACTACCGCATGTCGGAGGGGTTCCCCGCCTGCCCCGACTGCGGCGCCCAGCGTCGCGTCGACTGGAGCCACGGCCTGGCTCCGGCGGTGCACGGCCACGGCTACGGTAGCTTCACGCCCATCGACATGGGCGTGCTCGGCAAGGCCGAGACGAAGGAAGACTACGACCGGATGAAGAGCGTCATCCAGCAGCGCTTCCCCGGCCACCGCATCGAGCTTGAGAGCGAGACGAAGGGCCAGAAGAAGGCCCGCCTCGATGCGGTGCGCCACGCCCGCTTCGAGCGCCACAACAAGCTCGGCATCACCGGCAAGGCTGGCGAGGAAGGCCGCGCCGAGGCGACGGCGAAGAAGGCCGAGGCTCGCCAGGCCGCCGAGAGCAAGAACCTTCCTCCTCCCAAGCCCAAGAAGCCTGCGGTGACGCCGTGAAGAAGCTCGACGTTGAGGAGGCACGCCGAGCTGCCCGCAAGAACTCCCGAGACATCCGTCTCGTCGGCGAGATGCCCAGCTACGATGTCGTTGTGCTGGAGAACCGGCTCACCGGCGAGCGTCGTCGGGTGCCGAACAAGGTGCGCCTGTTCGCGAACAACGACTTGGCGGTAGCTTTCGAGATGGTCAACCCCGGTCCGGGGTTCGAGGAAGAGGATCAGACTGAGGAGGAATAGCGGGCCGGCGCTACCCTCTCTTACCCTTCCGGTTTCGCTCAACCACGTTAGGAGGTTCCTATGGCCGAGAACATGAAGCAGGGCGGTATGCTGAAGCAGCCGCCTCCCCCGGGAGCGCCGGTGTCGATGGACAAGGACATCCGTCCTCTCCTCGAGGACATCGACGCGATGCTCGCCGAGGGCGAGGGCAAGGCCCCCCAGGGTGGGATGGCGCCGCAAGGCGAGATGGCCCCTGAGGGCGGCGAAGAAGCCGGTGGCGCCCAGATCGTGGCCGACATGCTGGACGTGTCCCTCGAGAAGGCCCAGCAGCTCCTCGACGCGGCGATGGCGATGCCGAACATGGCGGGCAAGACGCCGGAGCAGATCGCCGAGATGCTCACCACCGACATGAACCTGCGCATGCAGGTCGAGAAGAACATCGGCGCGTCCGAGGACGGCATGGCCCGGAAGAAGATGGTCGAGGGCCAGATGGGTCCCAAGAGCGAGCCGGTTCCGATGGAGCCGACGCCCGCTGGTTCGACGAAGTAACAACTAGCAGGAGGTCAGCGTGGATCAAGAGATCGAGAACGTCGGTGAAGAGACGATGGAGACCGGAGAGGTCCAGCCGGAGTCCGAGCCAGTCGCCGAGGCGCCCAGCGTCTTCGACTGGAACGGCGAGCTCGAATCTCTCACGAAGGCCGACTGGTACGGCAAGCTGGAGGAGCCCCTGCGTCACACCATTACGCGGGGGTTCGAGCAGAAGTACCGCAACTTCGAGAGGGGCTACACCAAGTCCTTCCAAGAGACGGCGTCCAAGCGCAAGGAGATCGAGCGTCGCGAGGCGGCGCTCCGCGAGCAGGAGCTGAAGATCCAGCGCTGGCTCACGGGTGACGCCGACCCGATGGCGGAGAAGCAGGCGGAGATCGACCGCATGAAGGCGGCGCACGATGCAGCGCTACAGACTCTGCGCGACGAGTACGAGATGTCCGTCCGCAAGGCGTCGGAGGAGTGGACCGGCAAGTACGGCACCACGGAGCGCGAGCGTGACGAGCTCCGGCAGAAGCTCGAGGCGTTCGAGTATCAGGCCCGCCAGGCCGAGGAGCAGCAGGTCGAGGCGGCGGTCACCGAGGTCGAGGAGTGGCTGCGCGGCGAGGCCAGCGACATCTACGACAATGACGAGGCGTTCGGCAACTGGTGCGCCCTGGTCACCTACGGCACGGACCCTGAGACTGCGGTGCGTATGGTTCGCGCGGTCTACGCCCCGCCCGAGCCCCCGAAGCCCGAGCCTGTGCCTGAGGCGATGGACCTGATGAACATGGGGCCGAGCCGCGCTGCGTCCACGCAGCAGGGCGAGAACCGCTCCTACAAGGACATCATGGACCAGATGCGCCGGGCCGCCCAGTCCGACGAGAGCGCCTTCTACAAGGGTCGATAATCGACTTGACCCCGTAGACGGTTCGTGGTACAACATTCATGCGCGGGTCGTACGTTCTACTTTACCGGTGGACGACAGCGGACGGTCTGCGCGCGCAGTGCTTGTCTCCGAAGTGCAGTGTTCGTGTGGTGGCCGCCGGGAGGGGAAACTCTCCCGGCGGTTTCATTTGACGAAGAAACGCCCCGCAGGCTCTCAACTGCGGGGCGTCAGGCGCGGATACGTTCTCGCGCCGCTCTTGGGAGGGTTCTCTAGGCCCTCCCCGAGGCTTCAATGCTTGCCGACCTTCACGGCCACCTTGACCACCGGCTTCTGGATGAGCTTGGAGGTGTCGATGGGCTTGATCTTCTTGACCTGCCCGCCGTCTCGCTCCATGTCTTCCATCGCCTTCTTCTTCATCTCGCCGACCTTGGCGTAGTATTCGTTCATGATGCCCCCTAGTACTTCATCACGGTCTTCTTGAGGAACGCCGGCGGGGCCTTCTTGGCCTTGGGCGCCTCAGCCTTGGGGGCCGCGACCTCCTCGGTCGGCTCCTCGGGCTCCGCCTTACCATCGGCGATGGCCTTGAGCTCGGCGGCCTGGCCGGCGTGCTTCGAGGAGGACTGCTCGAGCTGCGTAGCAATCTCGCGGAGCTTGTTGGCGGCGGAGCGGAAGTCCATGTTGGCG